AGTTTCAGTGTTACTGCCCTAGCAGTAACCTGGAAGGCCCCTGAGGGAAGGTGATGGGGGCCCATCTCCTCCCCCCTCAGGGGTTCTCATAATAACAAGAATGAGGAGAACATGTTTCAGATTAGCCTCCGCAAGCCATGGTACGTCAAGGATGATCCTACTCCGGAACCTCCTAAAGAGAAGCCGGAGGTCAAGATTATCTGTACCCAACCACCCAAGCTCAGACTGTCTCCAGGTCAGACACTTCTGTTCGAGTACGGAGACATGATGGCTGAGATGCCCAAGCATCCATTGCTTGGTAAAGACGCCGATCTGCTTCAACCAGCCTTCTCCGAGCCTAAGTTCTCGCTCTGGAACAAAAGGCAAGGACTTGAAACATTCCCCATCGCCCTCAACCTGTGTTCTGAGAAGATTGCTAGGGCGAAGGTCTTCGGACAACTGTACCGCCTTCCCTCCGAACTGTTAAAAGAGGTTGACAATCGTAGGGAGACTGGTATATTATTCAAACGTAAACTTGTCCCATTGATAATTCCTTACTGGGAGAAGTCGATCATCACCGATGGCAAACGCGATCAGAAGTTGGCAGAACACCCAGCTACTCGGCGTACGTTTGCTTGGATGTACGTTGGCCTTAATAGTACGTGGGCCAAGCCGGTCACCTTCGATCAGGATATGTTCTGGAACCGTGGAGGATCTAACTTCGGTCTAGCGCATATGTTCAAAGACTGGACGTTAAACCGAAACTTCTATCGGTTCACGGAAGATTGGGTAGATGAGAAAGACCCGTATTGCAGACCTCTATCCAATCCTTGGCGTTACTTCCGAACCAGAACTTCAAGCGAGCAACACCTTATTCAGGACCTCGACATTGAAGAAGAGATGCAATACCAGAAACAGAGAATTTTAGGAGAGAAAGAAGCTGAGCAAACTTATCCAACAAGTCGTCTGTCCTAAGTGCCAGAAAGAAGGGAGAGATACACATGAGGACAATCTGGCTATATACGACGACGGGCATTCATACTGCTTTGCTTGTGCATATTACTATTCACCTACGAAGGAGAGAGATTTGGATTTCACGTATGAGTATTTACCTTGGAGAGGAATAACTGCAGATAGTTTCAGACAGTATGGAGTACTGACTAAGATTAATTCTGAAGGTAAACCAGTATCCGTTGGGTATGTTTATCCTAATGATGATTGTCAGGTTAGATTATTAGATAAGAAAGAATTCTTCTGGGTGAAGAAAGGTTCTGAAGCACCAACCGGTTTATTTGGTCGTGATAAATTCGCGGCAGGCAGCCACGCCTATGTGGTAGTTACCGAAGGAGCGGCAGATGCAATATCAATCCATCAGTGCTTGGGTAAAGTTCCGGCTGTTTCTGTTCAAAGTGCTTCTTCTGCTTATCGTGATTGCTCTACCGATCTGGACAGGGCTTATCTCAATTCATTTGAACGAATCTACCTTGCTTTTGACGGTGACGCCGCGGGCAGGGATGCTGTGGCAGCAGTTGCAAGACTTTTTGACTATGATAAAGTCTACCATGTAAAGTTCTCCAACAGGAAGGATGCGAACGAATACGTTAGACATGGAGAGACTACTGAACTACTTAACATTTGGAAGAACTCGAAGAAGTATCTCCCTGAGAGTTTAACTTCTTCTCTAGCAGACTTCGATAATATTCTAACTGCAGAACCCAAATGGGGAGTACCGTATCCATTTCCTACCCTGACGGAGATGACCTACGGCATACGAACGGGTGAGTCTGTCTTAATCACTGCTCAGGAAGGGGTGGGTAAGACAGAACTGATGCATACAATTCTGTATCAACTCCTGAAAGGGACAGACGACAATGTCGGTGCAATCTTCCTCGAAGAACCTCCTAAGCGGTTGCTCCAGGCTCTGGCAGGCATACATCTCCAACGACCAGTCCATCTTCCAGACAGTGGCTGTACCTCGGATCAAGTCCGCTCTGCGATTAGAGAACTTGTTCAGAAAGATGAGCGGCTTCATGTTTATCTTAACTTTGGGTCAGATGATCCTGACTTATTGTTGGATAACATTCGATTTCTCGTCATTGCACGTAAGTGTCGTCATATTTTTCTTGATCACGTATCTATGGTGGCAAGCGGTTTACTTGAACAGGACGAAAGAAGGTTCCTCGACAGATTCTCCACCAAAATAGAAACTATGATCAAGCAGCTGGACTTTTCTTTGATCTGTGTATCCCATGTAAATGACTTCGGTCAAACAAGAGGGAGCAGATATCTTGGAAAGATTTTTGACATCCGCGTGGATGCTTCCCGTGACGTGCTTTCTTCTGATCCTGTTGCTAAACGAACTATTGAATTAAAGATCTCTAAGAACAGATATGCATGGAAGACCGGACACGCCGGTAACATTCTCTTTGATCCCGTTACATATATGCTCAAAGAGGTACCCAATGCAACGGAACTACTTCCAGTACAACTATCGGAAAGAAGTCAAGGTCTACAGGTCCAAGGGCAGAGGGCGTAGGAAATACGTTAAAACTGCCAAGCATTGGGCAAGACATACACGCCATATTAAAGGAACTAAGCAAAGGCGTTGGACAATGCTTAGAGAACTAATCAGAGGAGGGTGAAATGACGGACATGAAGGTTATTAAGGGTCTGCACAAGACAATTCTAATTCCTACCTCTTCTAAAGGGGAAGCATGGATTAGAGAGAACATTGATAGACCTGGAATTGAATTAAGCGTTACTATTAATTCAGAATATACGGATGAAATGCTGGAAACATTAAGAGCAGCTAATTTAGGAGTAGAATACTAATGGATACTTGGAAAGATTTAACATATTGGTCATCTGGAGAATGGCAAGTAGTATCGGAGAGATTGGATGGTCTTACAAAGAAGCATGTCCTTTGGTGCCCTGGTAAAAGAAATCTATTCTCAGTGTTTAGACGTTGTCCGTTCAATACTGTCCGTGTGTGCATTATTGGTCAAGATCCTTATCCTAATCCCACAATTGCTACTGGTACGGCTTTTGACATTCCTGCTGATGTCCAAGAAAAGAACTACCCACCTACTTTGAAGAACATATTCTACGAGTATCAAAGTGATTTACATTATCCTGCTCCTCCCAATGGCAGTCTAATTAATTGGTGTAAACGTGGGGTATTTCTCTGGAATGCAATTCCCAGCTGTGAAGCAATGAAACCTACATCTCATCATTGGCCTGAATGGGATCTATTAACTCAAGAGATAGTTAGAAAATTGGATGAGAAGGACGTTGTATTTGTTTTCTTAGGTAGACACGCTAGAGCATTTATACCTGAAGTAACTAGACATTCTAAGGTCCTTGAAACTTCTCATCCATCTCCGTTGGGAGTTAATTATGGTTTTGCAGGTTCACGTATCTTCTCTACAGTCAACGCTCACTTAGTTCAACAAGGCCTAGATCCAATAGACTGGAGGCTATAATGTACAGGATGTCTTTAAGAGACTTGGAAGTTGGAGACAAGGTCGTCAGACTTATGGGTGGCCTTGAAATGCCTGGAACGGTTATGTTTATCGAAGAAGATTTAATCTACGTAGCTTGTGAAGGTACGGAAGGTTGGTCTAAAGAATCTCTTTGGAGGTTCGACAGAGATACAGGCTGCGAGGAAGATGAAGATTTAGGGTGGGGTAAGGAATACGGAGTAACTGGTTCCTACATTAGGGGGCTGTGATGTATGTATACTATTGGGTAGACGATACAGAGCATGTTGTTGTCTTTCTAATAGATTGGTTTGATAACCCACTTGAAGAATATTTCTCCAAGATGTACGGATCAGAATGTTGTTGGATAGTTCCTGGTACTGTGGAGGACTAGGAGTAAACCAGATGGCATGGGACAATAGTGCTAACAAAGAATCCTTACGAGGAATAATTAAGAGACTTGAGATAATCCAAGCTAGATGTCCTAATATGGAAACAAATGAATACTTCAATGAAGCTATTAGTAGGGTTAGGAAGATTATTCTTGCATTAATGGATAATAGACTTAAACCTGCTGTTGTTCGTAGGAGAGCTATAGAAGCTTATAAAGATCCAGAGATAGAGCTTAAGTTTATTGCTGAACGTTATAAGATTACTACCAGAACGATTCAAAGATGGGCTAGACAAGAAGGTCTTAGAAGACGACAAAAGCGACTGTGAGGGTGAAAGTAGTTTTCGGACCCTTACTAGGGTACCTGGTCATTAAAATAACGCACCAGCGGGCTTCCCTGTGGCTTACAGAGGCATCCTATAATGGGTCAAAGCATCTCAAATACCACGCAAGAAGCTATTGTAAAGGAGACAAATAAATTGAAATTAGTAGTAGATAATACAGCTTCAGCCGGCAAGGAACCTCCGGAGGGAGATAATTGGTTAGCTAGATTAGAAACAGGTACAGTATTCTTATGTAAGGAAAAGAACTCAGCTAACTTTATATTAGCTCAGTTTGCTCTGTTAGAGAAGATTGAAGATAGTTCTAGGTTACTTAGTTATATTCAACCTGTTGACGTTCACGGTCTATTTGTAGACAATAATAGGTTCTGCAATAGATTTACTTACGTAGATACTTTAGGTATAATTAATTCAGATAGTGAAGAAAAGGAGGTTGACAAGGGATGAACAATGTTATAGGATACAAAGATACGCCCGAATACCGTAAAGGTAGGTGGCGGGCGATGTTATTAATCCGTGCTCTACTGGCTTGTGACAGGTCTTTAGGCTTGGATAAGTCTCTTGAATATAACAAAAGATTGTATAATTATATGTTCAATGAATACAGGAAAGCTGCTTAATGAAGAGACTATGGTGTTTATTATTTCATTCCAGATACTGGGTAAAATACTATCCTAGTAATGAGCCTTATACTAGGTATTGCTTACGTTGTAGACGTAGATGGGAACATTGTGATTGATGAGGGTAGTTCTTGACATTGAAGCTAATGGATTAGAAGATCCTACCGAAATCTGGGTCATAGTTTGTAAAGACATTGACACCGGTGAAATAAAGATATTTAGAAATGTTACAGAGAGTCCTGAAGCGTTTGTGGAATTTACCAAGGCTATTACTTATGTTATTGGTCATAGTCTCCTTGGTTATGACTTACCTGTTATCAATCATCTTATACCCACCGCTGGCAAAAACCTTCAGCGGCTATTTTCAGAAGGCAAGGCGGTTGATACTCTTATCGTTTCGAAGTTGGTGGACTATTCCAGAAAGGGACACTCGATC